TTTGGTGGCAAACGTTCTGACGGAAAATTGATGAAAATAGCCTAATTTAAATCTTACATATTAATCAAGTCTTTCCCACCTTATTTTACGAGGTGGGCAGACTCTTTACATCCGTTAACGTTGCGATTCGCAACATAACCCGAAAAGACTATGAAAACAATAGATAAACTTGAAATTATACTTCAAAAAATGAAAGAACAAAATAATAGACTTGAACGGATATACGGCAAGCATCTCAAACTGATTGTATGCACTGGGAAAAGAAGTGAGAAGGTGAAATTTAAACATGAAGATTGAAATGCTATGTTTGTAATTTATTTAGACAGTATTCTAAATTGTAAACAAATATGTCGTAATGTTTTGATTTGATTTTAAAAGTATATTACTTTGCTGAAAATAACCAAATTATTATAACTATATGAAAAAAGTATTATTTTTAATGATTGTTTCATTATTCAGTATGAATCTGAGTGCTCAAGTAATGAGAGCGGAAGAATTAGAAAAATATGCAAAGGAAAATTATGGTGATAAGTGGGTGGATGCGGCTGAAAATTTAGGTTCTTCATTGGTATTGGATAAGAATCAGAGTTTGACCTATGAGCAGATAATTAATTGTGGGGAACAGACTAAAGAGCAGTTATATATTACTTTAAACCATTGGTTTGCGGAATCTTTTAACGATGCGAACTCAGTAATTAAATTGAATGATAAGGATGCGGGAGTAATTATTGCTAAAGGATTTGTAGGAGGAATCGCTCAACATATTGGAGGAATGACAGCTTATAATGTTAACATCCACCCTGTTATAAAAGTTGATATTAAAGATAAAAAAATTCGTGTTACATATACGCTTCAATATTATGAGGTTGAGCAGAACATCGGAGGCGGATGGATGGGGGCTTTTTCTGCTGGTACAACAGGACAGCCTGCGGACACGACAAAGAAAACAGAAAAATGGGGTATAGAAACATGTTATCCTTTCAGCCCCAAAGATCAGCATAAGGCAAAGAAAACATCGTCTAAAGCATTGATTATGGCTCATGCATATTCCAATGTTATTATGGATAAAATAGAAGAAGCTGTGAAGAATGGTCTTGTGGGCAATGAAAATGATGATTGGTAATTTAAATAAATTATTTTTCACGGGGAGAAGTTTTTGCTTCTCCCTTTTTTATTTCCTCACCTTCATAATATCAATAAAATCACTATCTTTGCTCTTAGAAAGTGCATGAAGTCATGCACTACCCAAAACTTACGAAAAGACCATGGCAGGAGCAGAATTTAAAATTACTGATGCGATTGATCCTAACATCGTTAAGAAGTTAAATGAGATAAGGATTAATATTCAAACCACATCTTCCGAATATGCGAATTTCACAAAACAATTAAGTGATGGTATAAATTTTAAGCCGGGTAATCTAAGAGAATACCAGTCTAAAGTTGACAGTTATAATGCTACAATTACCAAATTATATGCTTCTCAAAATAGGTTGTCTGAATTACAGGCTAGTCAATTAAAGTTATTGACCGATATTTCCCGTAAGATAGAGCTTCTTACCAAGCCATTGAATACATTAGCAGACAAAATAACGGAAGTAAAAGTAAATTTGAGAGGTGCTTCCGAAGATCTGAAAAACGTGTCACAAGATGCGGAAAATGCTTCTGTTTCATTTCAAGAAGCATCTAAGAAAATATCCATGACTGCTGCTGATTTTGATTCAATCCGTCAGACGGTAAAGGCTTTTGATACACAAGCCTCCGAATTGAACAGTAGGTTAAGTGATAACAAAGAAACAATTTCAGCCTTAAGAACATCTCTGAGGGAATTATCAAAGGAGTATAAGAAAGGTGCTATCAGCGAAGAGGAATACAAGTCCAAAAGAGATGCTACGGTATCCCAGTTACGCATGCTGACAGAGCAGAATAAACAGTATTCGGCGATATTGAGAAATCATACGCAGGTAGCGATTGCCACAGCAGGAAGCTATAACGAGATGAAGGCTTCAATGCTTCAGTTGGAAAAGGAATATTATAACCTTTCACAAGCTGCACGCGAGGGAGCAAAAGGTATGGATATCTTGAACAATATCGGCAAGTTGAATCAACAATTAAAGGATATAGATGCACAGATGGGCAATTACCAACGTAATGTGGGTAATTATGCTTCGGGTTGGAATGGTCTTAATGTTTCCATACAACAGATTGCGAGAGAACTTCCGGCTTTGTCTGTTAGTGCCAATACTTTCTTTCTTGCCATATCCAATAACCTTCCTATATTTATTGATGAGTTAAAGAAAGCAAGGGGGGAATATGAACTTCTTAAGAAATCGGGGCAGACTGCTACACCTGTATTTAAACAGGTATTGAGTTCCCTTCTTAGTTGGCAGACGGCTTTAGTTGTTGGGATAACTCTTTTATCGAGTTATGGAGGTGAGATAACCAAATGGGTGGGTAGCCTGTTTGATGCGAGAAAAGAAATTGATTATCTAAAACAGCTTCAGGAGGATTTGAATAAAGCTCAAAAAGAAGGTGTGAAAAATGCCCAAGATGAAGCTGTTAAATTGGATATATTATATAGGGCTGCTGTCAATTTGAATAAACCTATGGGAGAGCGGAAAAAAGCCGTTGAGGAACTGAAGAAGCAATATCCTTCATACTTTAAAAATATAAGTGATGAAAACATTCTTGCAGGTAAAGCGGCTGATAGTTATCAAAGGTTATCTAATGCCATATTAGCTTCGGCTAAAGCTAGAGCTGTGCAAGATCGGCTTGTAGAACAGGCTAAACAAAAATTAGACTTGGAAGATCAGTTGGCAGAAAAAGAAGAAAAACGTGCGAAACTTGAATCTGCTAGAGATCAGATGAAAGCACAATATGAATCCAGTCAAGGGGCAGCTATGGATACAGCTAGAGACATGTATGGGAAGTTAAACAAGCAGGTTGAAGACTTGGATAAAGAAATAGGTTCTTTATTAAATCAGCTATATCAAGTAGATAAGGCTAGTAGAGATATGGCAAATTCTATTAACATTGGAGATGTTACATTTAATCCTCATTCTGCCGATAAAGCATCGGATGATTTAGCGCAATACATGGAGAATCTTAGGAATAAAATGGCTGACTTGTCCGTTTCTCTCATTAAAGATGAGCATGAACGTAGTCTTGCTGCCATAGAGAAAGAATATAAAGACCAGATAGCAGCTGTAAAGGGATATTCTGAGGAAGAGAACAAACTTCGGGAAATGTTGGGGCAAGAGAGAATGCAGAAGATAGCGAAAGAGAATGAGGAATATGCTAAGAAGTTGGCAGAGGCTGAGAAAAAAAGGATCGAGGAAAAGAAAAAGTATACTGATGAGATGCTCAGACTGGAAGAGGAACAATCATCTCTCCGTATAGCAGCTACAAGTACTGGATATAAGGAACTTGAAAACATTATAACAGAAAATTATTCAAAAGGGCTGCTATCGCGAAAAGAATACGATGAAGCCATGCGTGAACTGGAGCGGAAAGCCGCAAACGAGCAATTACAGATACAGATAGATGCTGCTGAAAAAATGATTGAGATAGCGGAAGCATCGGGCGTGGTAAGCAAGCAACAAATTGAAATGCTGAGAGAATCCATAAAGGCTATGGAAGCAGAGATAGGTTCTATAAATGCGGATGATCAGTTGAAAAAAGCGGAAGAGCAACAGGATATCACACGAAGGAATTTTGAAGTGTTGAAAGGTTATTCTTCTGCATTGAAAGATCTTGCATCGGATATCGATAGCCCGTTTGCCGGTATATTTGATGGGATGGATAAGGGATTCAGTATTATGTCTGATAAGATATCGGGTGTTTGGAAAGAACTTACAGACGGTGAGAAGATGGAAAGAACTACCGAGATGTGGGCTTCTATGGTTAGTGGAATTGGTGAAATGATATCATCCATTTATGATCGCCAGATTGAAGCTATTGAGGCTGAACAGGAAGCGAATGAGAAAGCTGGTGAAGAGGAAATTTCCCGTATAGAGGTTTTAGAAGAAAGAGGTGCTATAACAACTGAAGAAGCCGAAGCGCGTAAACGTGCGGCGGAAGATAAAACGGCACAAAAGAATGCCGAATTGGAGAAGAAAAAAGCTGCATTAAGAACAAAACAGGCAAAGTTTGAGAAAGCTACCAGTATAGCTGAGGCGGCTATACAGATAGCAGGTGGTATTTTGCAGACGATAAAACAATTGGGCTTCCCTGCTGCAATACCTATGATAGCTGCTCTAGGTGCTATGGGAGCGATACAGCTTGCTACTATTATAGCGACTCCTATTCCGAAGTATGCCAAGGGTACTGATTCGCATAAAGGCGGATTGGCTGTAGTGGGTGATGGTGGTGTCCCTGAAACAATCGTTACTGAAAAAGGAGCGTATATTACTCCGTCTGTCCCTACTTTGGTTGACATCCCTAAAGGTGCGAAGGTTATACCTTATGCAGTGGATATGGACAGGATAAAGGCTCATGCAAATGATTTTGATGGTCTTATGGCATATAGAAGCGAAAACGATCTTCCTCCTGTATCAATAGTTAATGATTATAGTGAACTGGAGAAAAAGATAGGGCATCTGGGAAAATCACAGCAGATAGGATTTGCAAAATTAGCCAAGGCGATAAGAGAAAACAATTATCAGCAATTTTCAAAAAGTATCTGATTATGAGGTATACAAGTGACATATATGAACTTCCCTTGTCCGTTTTTATAGAGATTTATACCAATGATAGCAATACTATTGAATTTGACGGTGAGGACAAAGGGGCTGTATCGGCAAAAATTATCAATGACTATGTAGAAATTGTCGGGAGCAAACAGTTGTTCTCTGAGATATTGAATTGTAATGAGCGTATGAATCTTGCAATGACTGTGGAGTGCATGAAGGCATGTGAGAACATGATGAAGTTGAAAATGTATGATGAGGTGCGTGATATTCTGATGAAGATAGGTTATTCGTGTAAAAAAGGTGATGTAATGGCTATGAATGCTAGAATATCCGCATTAAATTCCCGTGCACAATATGATTTGGATAAGATAAGTAAGGAAAAGAATGAGGAACTGAAGGAGAAGCCTACAAAACGTGGATTTATAAATGAAGTTGTCGCTATTGGGAAGTATAATAAGATGTATATCAATCCGAAAGAATGGACCGCCGGATCTTATGCCTGTCTTGTAAGGCAGACATGTGACGAAATCGATGGGTTGAATCGTAAAATGAAATAATTATGTATTATCGATGTGAGTTACTTATAAATGGTCTGAAGTACAGGGTTACTGATGATCTTGAAAATTGGGACGAGGTGAAGGCTAGTTTCAAGAGAAATGACTATGACGGTGTTATCCGTACATTTTCCAACAAATTTTCTTTTGCTGGGGATGCTAGAAAATTGCTGTTAAAACAATATGATGAAGATTATTTGAATGCTTCTGCCTCAATAATAATAAGTACAAGAAATAACAGTTGGTTGTATAATGAACGGTTTAGTTGCGCTCTCAATTTTTCTACATTGCAGGATAATGGTCGTATCTTACAGATAAATGCCGTGGATGATAGCGTGGCGTCCATGATAAAGTCAAAAAAAGGAACTCAATATGAATATTCGGTCGAAGAGGTGAAAAGCCCCATTCCTCTTGTTTATGACGGACTTGAACTTTCAGAATCAGCAAAATGGATTCCTACAGGTGATACATTGGAAGACGATGACACTCTTATTAATGTTTATTTCAGCAAGAAAATGTCACCAATGCCAATATATATAACTGCCAGTGATTCCTTAATAAAGGGGTCTCTTGAATTTAATGATCAAACAGTAGGTGGTGATGATGTATATTCGATAAAGGCTCTGAAATCAATTAGGATAAATATAGAGTTTAATATTGATATGTTTGTGTTTAGGAAATATCAGTCTGGTGCTTTGGGATATGATGTAAGAGGTGTGAGGCTCCAGATTATGAAGATAAGTAATGAGATTGATAGTAATGGGGAAGCGGTGACTACGGAAACGGTGATAGGAAGTTTTGAACTTACGACAGAATCAGAAACGCCAGTGGAAAAGAAGGTTTCGGAATCGTACAATATAAGTCTTTTGCATAATGATAAAATAATAGTGAGAGCTATGTATGTCAATGAGAAAGAAGAGATTGTACCTGTATTGCCGGATTTGCCATACAAAGTCTCAACATCAAGTTATTTTAAAGCATCATGGAAAAATCGAATAAACCCTGTTGAGATGGATGTTATAAAGCCCGATACATTGCTGAACAGATTGCTTAAAAGTATTAATGGAGAGAAAGATGGTTTGACTGGAGTGATTGAGGGGACAGGAGATAGAAGGCTTGATAATTGTATGCTCTTGGCGGCTGAATCAGCCCGTAAGATTCCTGGAGCCAAAATATATACATCCTTCACCAAATTTGCAAACTGGATGAGTTATGTGTTTGGTTATGCTTACGACATATCCGGGAATACAGTAACTTTTCGGCATAGAAGCAAATACTTCTCGGATGATGTTGTCAAAAGGATAGATGATTTATCTGATTATGAGATGAAGGTTAATTCTGCATTGGTGTATTCTCGGATACGGATAGGCTTTGACAAACAGGATTACGACACGGCTAATGGAAAGGATGAGTTCCGTTTTACGAATGAATATACCACAGGCGTGACCATGACGGACAATAGCCTTGAAATGATATCTCCATACCGTGCGGACGCATACGGCATAGAGTTCCTTGCTGACAAGATAGGTGAAGATACTACAGACAACGAAAGTGACACTGATTTATTTATGGTAGGGGTAAAATCTGATTCGTCTGGACTTAAGTATATATTGAACAGGGATTATCTTATGGGTGGCGTTCTCAGCCCTGACACAATGTTCAATGCCATGTTTTCCCCTTCTTCTATGGTTTTGGCCAATGAAGCATACATCGGCTCATCTGTTGAGATGCTTACTTTTGCGTCATCAGATGGTAATAGTGATGTGGGTATTGATGGAATGGGGGAAAGTAGGGATATAATTCTTTCAAAAAGGATGTTTACTGTGGCGGAGGTGGAATTTGAGACTTCGGATGTGGAACTTCCGGAAGATCTTACAGGAATTGTTGAAATGGAATACCAAGGCAAAGTTGTACAGGGATATTATCAGCAGGCTGATTACAATTTTACAAAATCACAAAGTTCAAAGGTAACTTTGATCGTGAAAAATTTAAATTCGTTATAAAGATTCAAATTTTAATTGTTATATTTGCAATGAAAGCTTGTGAAGTCACAAGTTACTAGAAACTTACGAAAAGACTATGATATCAATCGGAGATGTTTGTCCGTTATTCTTTAAACCGCTGAAATATAAATATTCAAATGCTGGATGTTTCAGACAAGTATTTTCTGTGTCAGACAACATCCTGCTGCAAATCTTTTGTGATAACGGCGAAAAACCTTCAGCTTATTTGAATGATAAGATCGGCAATATTTCCTCCAAGATAACACTGCTTACTTATGATGTAAATGAAAGCATTAAGATGTATTATGCCTCATTATCTCCTTCGGAGGGGATATATACAGTAACTATAGGCGATAAAGAATGTGAGGAGTTCTGCGTGTGTGAGAATATAGGTGATTCTATTCTGATTGAATATTCCCATAAAGATAATAATTCTGCGTTTGATAATATATTCTGGATTGATGAGGTTCGGCAGATGTTCCAGTTCAGAATAATAGGAGGATTCAAGCCGGATGGGGTGGAGTTGAAAGTTGAAAACGAACAGTTTGTGAATCAGAAGCAGGAGATAATAGAAATGTATTCTCTCCCTTATAAAACATTTGATTTTGTTTTCGGGACAAGTTGTGGCGTTCCGTATTATATAGCGGAGTTTATAAATAAGGTACTTTGCCTTTCTCACGTCAGCATAAACGGTAATTTGTTTGTACGGGAAGGGGATTCTGTCCCGGAAAAGATTGATACAATAGGTAAGAAACAGATGTTTATATATAAAGTGACTTTACGCCCTAGACAAAATGATATCGCCGGGATCGGAGGCAAAACAGAGATTGCAACTTCATCTTCAGGAATCGCGTTTTTACTAACTAATCCAGAAGAGGACGATGTGTTGAAATATAAGAAGGCGAAAGCTGCTTTTGTTAATGAAAATTACGTGTAATCATGGCTAGAAATCGTCCTATAAAGATATTGTGGTACGGTTCGGAAACGGATGATGAAGGAAATCCGATTATACCGAAAATATCCCCGTCATTTGAAAAGCGACTGGAAGGGTTGAATGAGGGAGAGATATACATACATAATGATGATAATAATCCTTCTATTTACATAAGAACCAATAAAGACAGGGTTGTTGCCATATCGGGAGGTGCAAATATAAGTGAATTGGCTAAATATTTTTTGCGCAAAGACAAGGAGGACTCTACAAATTTTCTTTTATCATTACTGGGCGGAACTGTCATTAAGAAATATGCCAAGTTCGGTGATTTCGTTACCGGCGTATTAGGTGGATACATAGACGAAAAGGGCAATCTTGAAATGGAAAGCGGTGTATTTCGTAAGCGTTTGTTTGTTCCTGAAATAGCCTATAACCGTACAACCTATTTCAAAGGACGTATGGTAAACTCCCCCGGTGGTGGTTGTACCGTATTGTCATACGTGGATAACGGCGATGGAACCTACACCATCACTCCCGATCTGACGGACGCGGACGGATTGAGCCAGTTTGTTGATGATATCCTTACCACCTATTTTGTGACTAAAAATAGCGAAGGCAAGCTGAACGGCTTTGAAGAAATGAAATTCCGGGTGACTGCCGCAGATTATACAGCCAAGAAGTTTACTGTCATTCCCCGTCCGGGGCATTCTGACTGGAAACCTGCCGAGCAGATGGTATTGGCACAAACAGGTAACTTTACGGACCCGGAACGCCAGACTTATATACTTATTGATTCAGTCAACGGAAACAACTGTATTACATTTTTTGACAATGCCAACACTTGGGACCCGGAGCCGGCGCAGATGCCTGCGTGGTTCGGCAAAAAAAAGGGCATGACCGTTAACGGAATTGATTGCGAGAAATATTCAGCCGTGTTGCAACAGGTCTTATTGACTGGGCTTATCTTCCAGATAGATGAGATAACGGGAAACAAGGTTCGTGTACCCTTGGACAAGGGTGAATGGGTTGCAGGGAAGTACGCCTACTATGACCGGGTGTCACATAACGGGGCTTTGTGGTTGTGTGTTGATGATAACGGAACGACAACAGAACCGTCAGAAGGTAATCCGGCGTGGTTGAAACAAGTGGCGGAAGGAGCGGACGGAGCGACAGGTCCGCAAGGTGTTCCCGGAACGCCGGGAAAGGACGGTGTTACTTACTATACATGGATAAGATACGCCGACAACGCACAGGGCGGAGGTATCAGCAATAATCCTACAGGGAAAGCGTATATCGGATTCGCCTACAACAAGACGAGTGCGGTGGAGAGCAACACCCCTTCTGACTACACATGGAGTGAGATAAAGGGTGAGCAGGGTGTTCCCGGTGCACCCGGAGCTGACGGAAAAACTTATTACACATGGATAGCTTATTCGGATAACGCGGACGGTACGGGTATGTACCAGCAGCCGAACGACAACACCAAGTATATAGGCATAGCAGTCAATAAGGAGACCGTCACGGAGAGCAGCAACCCTTCCGACTACACATGGTCGCTGTTCAAAGGTAAGGACGGTGCTGACGGTTTGTCTGTAATAGGTGGCGGTCATTGGGAATCCTCCAAAACCCCGTACAAAGCCAACACAATGGTCACTCTTGCCAATTGTGTCTTTATATCCAAGGTGGAAACCTCCAATCCTCCCATCAGAATATTGCGTATCAAAGGTGGCAATTTCTTAAGAAAGAAGGACGGTGGTTATTATCTTGCCGGGAAACCTGCCGACTGGGAGGTTAACGAAGACTGGGATATGCTGCTTGACGGGCGTGAACTGAAAGGTGAGAGTATCACTTTCCTTGGTGAATTTGCCACGGCTCCTGCCAATCCGAAAAACGGTGATTCATACCGTAACACGACTGACCGTGCTACCTACATCTATCAGGACGGAAGATGGCAGCTTATGATATCGGACGGAAAAGACGGTAAGGGCTATGAGTATATATATACAAGAGGCAATATCATAGATAACACCCCTGAAAAGCCGGACAGTCAGCAGAAAGATGGTTATGTTCCGGAAGGCTGGACGGATAATTATCTTGGTACGGACGCAGACCATCAGGTTGAATGGGGTTGTACACGTTTTAAGGAAAATGGCGTATGGTCTGAGTTCAGTGATCCGGCTGTGGTGCATCGCTGGAGTAAGGACGGGGAGAATGCCATCATGGCGGACTTCGATAACGAGATGGTCAATGCAGCCCTTACTTCAGATGGAAAGGTCGTATCCTCACAGACTTGGAATACAACTGTCAGTATGTGGTATGGAACGGAAAAGCTCACCCTTGACAGCATCACCTGTACACCTGACACAAATCTTCTGTGTGCGACAGACAAGAATACGGGAGTGGTGACAATATCGGTATCTGCCGGAGCTACTCTTGCTGCGACAAACACGGTGAAGATCACAATCAGGGCTACAAAGAACGGGCAGCAGTATTCCCGTGATCTGTCATTCACTGTAGCCGGGGTCCGTGGAGGTGCGGACGGTTCAGATGCCGTGCTATACAGTATAATCGTTTCTGCCACTTCTGTAAGCAAGGACAAGAATGGGAACTACAGCGTGTCTTCCGTATCATGTTACAGGCAAAAGTCAGTGGGAGGCGTGATATCCACCACAACGGACGGTACATTGAAATACAGCATAGACGGTGGAACAGAAACTACCATAAACAACAATACAGCCATATCAAGCGGAAACTTTACGAAGACATTGAAGTTTGTTTTCTATGTGAATGACCAGATAGTGGATATTGAAACCGTTCCCATGCTTTCTGACGGTAAGGACGGTGCTGACGGTGAGAGCATCACAGCAGCCGGTCATTGGGAGTCCGCCAACACTCCGTATGCGAAAAACAGTACAGTATCGTTTGCCGGAGGATCTTACTTAAGCAAGGTTCAAACATCCAATCCGCCACTTCCGCTTCTTCGTGTGAGAGGTGGACGTTATCTAAGGAAGAAGGATGGCGGTTACATACTTTCCGGGAAGAGATCGGACAAGGCTGTCAACTCCGACTGGCAGGGAAAGAACTTCGGTGGCGGCCCCGCCCC